CGTTTATTGTGGTGGTGTCAGCACCTAAACCTAAAATAGTGGCTGCTTCTGAGGCTGCTAACTCTTCTTCAAGTTGCTTGATGGTGTCTTGCTGACTAGTACCTAATTTTGTTAGCTCAGCCACTTTACTTTGTAACGAGGCGTTTTCATCACGCAATTGCTCAACATTAGCGGCTAATATTCGTTCAGATTTAACATGTGTACTCACATCACTTTGCGCTAACTCCGCATCTAAAATAGAGACAGTAAGGTTTTTATCCGCGTCTAACGCTTCGAATTGCTCTTGGTTTACTTCAAGTGATGAATTGTCACCTTTTTCTAAGACGAAACCAGCCCGACGATAAGGTGTGGGCATAGTGCTTAATACAGCAATAGCGATTAAGTTTTGTTTTAAATTGGTCATTTTTATATTCCAAATAAACTGGGAAACATGCCACCACGTTAATTTGGTGGCATAAATCAGGGTTGGTTACGTTAAGACGTTATGCCAACCAAGGCACTACAACGACTTCAACCGCTTGATAGTTATGGTTGTCTTCACCGTTCGCTTTGCGCATATTGTTAATAAGCTTTTTAGCTGCAGCGCGGTTTGACGTACCAACAATCAATTTTTTAGGCGTTACCCCAAGCGGATTGCCGTTATCTGATTTAAACCCACCCATGGCATCCATGGCTGCATCAAAATTGGCTTCATCCAAGGTTGCTTTAGAAGCAAACGATAACTGCCAAATAGCAAAACCAGCCGCAACACGAGCATCAACACCATAGAGATATTCATCGCGCATAAAGACGTTGTCACTGTCTTCTCTAGTCATTGAAGTCAGCTTGTAGTCTTTACGTTTTTGAAAAATCATCGGCTTAATTGGCCGTGAATCATCAATCAAGAACCAAGGCGCACTTGCCCCTGCTTGCATGTTTGACACGGAGCTAATGCCCGTTTCTTCATTACCCACAGGGTGGTCAGTATCAAAGAAGTTTTGATTGTCAAAACCCACTGAAGTAAAACCGTTAGGCAATAAGCCATAAACCAATTGGTCTGGGTGTCTTGCAGCAGAATTACCCATGGTTTCAAACTTTTTGCCATAGATGCCGTATTGGTCATCTTCTAACTTGTCACGAGGCACACCAACAGTGGCTTCGTATTTTTTGTTGACAATTTCATAACCTTTCGCTGAAAGCCCTTTAACTTGACGATCACCTAACCATTCGCGTAAGTCAGGAAATTCACTTAAATCGGTATACAGGTTACTACTAGTGCTTGACGGCATTTCAGTGGCGATATGCTGCCAAAAAGTTTGGTCAACACCTAAACCAATATTGAAAGAGGCTTGTAGTGATACAAATAATGTTGCTAAATTTGAAGCGTTAATAAGCATGTTATTCTCCTATGCTATTTCAACCCAGACACCAGAAGCGTCTACGTCGGTAATTTCACCCAAGGCCGAGCGAGTGCCCGTACCATCTGTTTTTGCCACGGTTTCATCGTCAACAACATAAGCGGTGCCGCCTATGTCTGCACGCGCTATGGAGGCATCGTTTTTAAAGCGGAAACAACCTTTACGGGCAGCAATGCTTACATCACCATCAGCACCTGAAGTGTTATCAACCAAGGCTTGAGCAACACCACGCGGTGTTAAACCTGTTGCAGTAACCCCTTTAATGGCATTACCTGAAGCGTTTAACATAACGATGGCACCTTGAAATATTTTCTGTGCTGATGCTACTGGGTCGTTTACATCATCCGCATTACGACGCGGCGTTGATCTATTATCAGTTAATGCCATGGTTATATACTCCCCTTAGTTAGCTGTGCTTTAAATTGCGCCTGGGTAATGTTCATGGTTTTACACACGGCAATTTGCTCAGTGGTTAACTCTTCACCGTTACCGTCAGGCTTTTCTTTGCCCTTGGTTTGGGTGTTAGTTAACGCAGCAATAGCAATACGAGGCTCAAGCATGGCTTTTAATGCTACCGCGCCTTGGCTTTTACCTACGCTTTCTAGATAATCACGATCTGCTTGGCCAGTAATTTTGGCGGCATTTTCTTTTAACAATTGCTCAACTGAATTTTCATCCGTGCCATTTTTAAGGGCAGCAAGCTGGGTATTAACCGCGTTATAGGTTTCGATAGGCACAAACTTAGAAGGGTCGTGCTCACCACCTTTAGCTTTGAGCGCAACCACAGAGGCTTGGGCGGTACTTAATTCGGTTTCAAGCGTTCCTGTTCGGTTGGCTTTGGTTTTAAGTGCGGCAATGGCAACGCTTGCACGCTCTTCTGCGGCTTTAAGTGCGACAGCATTGGTGAGGTCTTCACCGTCTTGCGCAACACCTAATAAACCAAGCAATATCTCTAAAGCTTTATTCATTGGTTCTTCTCCCGAGGGGTTAGTGGTGGTTAAATTGGATTTAGCTTTTAGGGCAACAATGGCTTTCATACCGTCAAGCGCAGGGTCATTAGTTAAGGCTGCGTGCATTAACGCAATAGGGCGGCCAGTATCAGGGTCGTAGGAAAATACGGCCGAGGTATAACGGTATTCTTTGTTTTTAAGGCGAGCTGTCGCTGGAGGTGTCCAGTCTACATGCGTTGCAAAAAGTCCTTCACCAGGTACATAGTCAAAATCTTTAAACCAACCCGCTGCAGGGGCTTCTTTGCCATTTTCTTCGCTATTCATAGTTTGATGTTCATAATCAAACAAAAAATCATTCGTTCGTTGGTTGGCGTTGGCTTTTAAATTGGCAAAGGCTTGCTCGTCCATTAACCATTTGCCATTGTGAACATCTTCTGGACGGCCATCTTTAGCCGAAAAATAGCCATCGGGTAATAACTGCACTCGCTCACGCTGCTGAGTGTCAATTTCACCCACGGAGAAAGATAAAACGGCCAGTGATTCTGGTTTGGTTTTTTTAGCGGTTAATACCGCAAGGGCTGTTTTTGATTTAGTAAATATTTTCATGCAGCCAGAATGGCAGCATCGAGTGGTTTTAAATATTAACCTGAGTTAGTAAATTCAAAGAGGAGTGATGGCGCTTAAAATAGTGGCTTTTTAAATAAAAGGGGAATTAGCATTAATTTAGCAAACAAAGCGCTTTTATAAACTTTTTATAAAAGCCATACAGCGATTAAAACAAAAAAGTAACATCATCATGCACAATTTAAGACTAAACGGCTTAAATCGCGTTTTAGGCGCGTATTAGTTATTACTTAGATGATGATGGAAGATAGCTAATATTTCATCTTCATCTTGTTCGCTAAAGCCTAAAAATTCACGGGCAGGTATATTGGCCTCATCACGACCCAATTGATGGCTTGCGGCATATTCCATATTTGAGCCAAACATTAATTGGTCATTACCCAGCTGATAATTTAAGGTATCTGCTAAGGTGCCTGTCTCAGTTAGTATTCTGTCAACACGCTTTTTATTCGCTATTGTTCCTGGTGCGAGTTCTTCCCAAGCTTCACCGTCTGGTGATTGCATATCGGTAAAGCGTTGCTGAGTGCTATCAATTAAATGTTCACCAATATCACGTAGTGCAGGGTTAGTATCAGCAACATTTTTAATTAATCGGTTAAACGCATTCGCTATCGACTGACCACCAATAACATCAACCCTAACAAAAGCGCCTGCCATTACGCTAAGCTCTCTTCAAATTGTTTAATGATCAGAAACTCGTCTTCACTGGCACTGGCATAAAGGTTATCGGTTATCCAACTGGCATGCTCACGTTCATCTCCTCCAGCTTTATGTGCTTTATCTGCCAAAGCATAAATTTTAGGTAAGCGTTCAATAAGCGGTGTTTCATTAGCTGAAATTAACGCAAAGGCTTCATCAGCAATGGGAGTTGGCTGATTAGCCTTACCTTTGGTAATAGCCGCTTGTACGCGCTGTTCAAATTCAGTGGTGGTTTTACTCATTACCTAATGCCTTATTTATTAAATCATCCATATATTTTGCAATGGTTGGGTTCCATTGTGCTAGCGACTTTCTATCGAGTAACCAAGCAACAAATAATTCAGCATGCCATTCATAGTTATTTTTTAACGCATACGTGGTTATTGTAGTCCCTAGTTTAGCTGATTTTCCGAAAAATGGCTTGTTTGGTGAGCCTGCCTTGTAATGTATTTGATGGCCAACTTCATGCAGCCACGTAGTAAACAAGCCATTACTGCCACCATTATCCGTATATTTTTTTAATATTGAGGTAAAGGTATGCTGCTTTTGTCCTGCCTTGGCAAACTCTAATGCTAAGGCAATGCTACGCTGCACTTCATTAATATTCACTTTAGATAAAGGGCTTGATGTTTTCGCTTTGATAGTCACGTGGTTGAATAGCTTACTTGTAAACCCATTGGTGCTTTCATGCCCTGTTACTGTGTACAGCTGCATTGAATGAAGGCGATTATTTTTTCCCACATAATCTTCAATCTCTTGCTTAACTTTAGTAGCAGCTACCGCTCTAGGGTTCATTTGTTTTTGCTGAATAAAAACTGTTTTGGTTTGATGTTGAGTTAAGAACTTTTCAAGCTGCTCTAGTTGAGGCGCAGCGGATGTTTCTTTAAGCCCATTGAGCACTTTATTTAAACCATGTACATCAACACCGGGCACCGTACTAAACGCTGTAGGCGCTATACGTGGTGGTGATACAAAAGGCGTAGCTTTCTTTTTCGCTAGCTGCTTTAAATTATCACTCATGGCTTGCTTACGCGGGGCATAGTCAAAGCCTGGGTCAATACCTTTGGGTATTATGTGCTCTTCACCTGTTACTTTATCAACCCATGTTTTGCTGCCGTTATCAGGCGCTTTGCCAACGTTCAAGTTTTTACGATCAACTGTAGCTTGGCTACGGCCAAAAACTTTACACTTGCAGCCCCAGCCATTTTGCGGAAAGTGTGTATGCCAAAAATCATCATCTTTGGGTAATAGCAATTTATGCCATGACAAATGCAATGGCCTTGGACTAATGCTGTCACCGTGTTGGTATTCCCAATAGTCAAAGTACTGCAGCTGCTCGTAACGACCTGCGTTATAAGCTTGGCGCATATTGGTATCGTAAATAACACGGCTACGCCAAGCGCTAGAGCCTGTATGTTCCCAACCGTATTTTGCTCTAATTAATTTAAAGTTTTTCTTAAGCCAACCAAGTGACTTACCCTCGCTAATGGCAATATCAACCATCATGCGCATGTTGTTAAGTAAGTCATCTTTCATGGCACCTGCGATCATAAAACCGTTGTTATGGCCATCGCGCCAAACATCGTTCCAGCGCTCGGTGGGAATGTTTACTTTGCTACGAAAGAAATCAATAGACTCTTGAAAAGGCAAGGAGCCATAACGGGCTTCAGGCATGTTTCACTCGCTTAGACTTTATGTAACTAAACCAACGTTTATAGCGTTGTAAAAAGCTTTTACGCATGGTTATTCTCCCGCTTCAACGTCGCTCATGCCACCAAGCTCGCTTGCTACAAGCGCCAGTTGCAGTACTTCACTGGCTTCATCAATGGATAAGTCCATGTCGTTTAGTTGCTCTTGTAGCGCTTCTAATGACGTGGCGTTTTCAATAAGCTGCTCAATGTCGTTATTAAACCCTTGCAATATAGGGCTAAAGCCATCTGCTAATTGTTGAGCGAGTAAATCAGCGGTGTCTTGCTCAGACTTTTTATTAGGTAAGTTGTCAGCCTTAGCTTTTAACGCGGCTAACCTAGTGATGGCCATGTTTTTCAGTTTGGCTTGAGGCTTGGTTTGTTCTTTTGTTTTATCTGCTTTTTTTATTGGCTTTTCATCAGGCGCAGCGGATTCTTTTTTCTCTTCTTTAACCATACCAAGTATCGCTTCACCGTCTTTAGGCTCGGGGATTTGAAGTTTTTGATTTACCCAGCTCACAGGAATTTGCACGCCCGTTTCAACCAACTTAGGCAAGCTTTCAGCGAAGGCTTTCATGTCTTCAGCTTCGGTGGTATCAAACTCTAACCGTGGCGAACGAGATGGTTTAGTAAAGCTTGAACAGTTCCAAGCGTACATGGGTAGCACTAAATCACGGGTGATGGTTGCAGCTATTTGTGTAAGATCACTATC